CCACCGGCTTCGTGGCGTGAATGGCCGGGCCGCGGTTGTCGCGAAGCGACTGAAGCAGCTCACCCTTCACCTCGGCCACGATCTGCTCGCGGATCGACTGCACGTCGATCTTCGGAGCGGCACTCGCCACGTCGCTCGGCCCGGTCGGCATCGCGCCGCCGTCCTGGCTCTCGACCGGCCCCGTCGGCATCCCGTCGGCGGCCTTCGTCTCGTCGTTCATGGGAGACTCCCCCGCCTGACTGGCGGTAATGGTGACGGCCGTCGCTGCGTCGGCCCCAAGGGTTACAAACGAGCACTCCCGCAGCGTGGAGCGCGTTACGATCCGCACCGGACCCTCGAAGGTCCGGCCGTTAACGGTGGTGGTGTCGCCGGCCGCGACAAGAGTCTGCTCGTCCACGTCAGCGCCTACCGAGGCTTGCCACTGGTAGCCCTTGTCGCCGAGCCTCACGACCTGGCCGGCGGCCTCGCTGTCGGCGAGGATCGCGCCGTCGATCACCAGTTCCGTGCCGAGCGACGCGGAGCCCTGCCCGAGAACGGACTCCAGCGAGTAGTCGTGACCGAAGACAATCGGCACCACTGCCGGCACCGACATGCCGGCGAGGTCGATCACGATCGGCTCGCGGCTCCACGTTTGGCGGATGATGCCGCCGGTGTAGCCGACCATTGAAAACCGCGGCGTCCGTGGCGTGGTGAGTGCCTCACCCTCGCCGTGGTCAGCCCGGAGGAATTGCACATCGGCCCGGAGCGTGAGTGCGCTCATGCGTTGGCCTCCTCGGTGATCGAATTGGCAAAGGCGCGGCCCGGATCGCCGCCCCACAGTGCCCACGCGATGCGGCCGGCAGACGGGTAGCCGTCCTCACCGGGGCTCCAGCCTTCGCCCTGCTTGTCCACCTCGTGCCGGGCGAAGTAGCTCGCCATCCGCTTGACGGTGTCGAGCGAGAGCGGGCGACCGTTGGCAATGTCGCGGGCACGGGCCACGCCGATCTCGGTGCCGCCGCGGCCGAACTCACGACGCCAGGCGAGACCACGCTCGGCCTCTTCCGCCATCTCGGCGGTCGGCTTGTACGACTCTTCGGCGATCACGCCCGGCTCGCCGGCAGCGGCCACGGCGTCGGCCGGCGGCACGACGACCTGGGCGGGCCGGTCGCCGATAGAAAGCCCCAGCTCGGCCATGAGCTGCCGCTCGGCGGCGATCTGCCGCAGTTCCACATCCCACTGCTTGCCCTGCCGGGCGTACTCGGCGGCGAGCGACGTGGTGAGCGTTGCCAGCTTCGTCTCGGTGGCGTTCGCCTCTTTGTTGGGATCGACGCCTTCGCGGCCGTCCCACACCCACTGCCAGTTCCACTCGGTCGCCGGCGGCAGCGCCGCCGGGATCAGACCGGGCACAAGGAGAGCCTCGTCGAGCCACGCCCGGAAGATCCGGTCGAGCCATGCCCGCTCGAGTTCGTCACGCTCGACGCGGACATTTTGCTCGTGCAGTTGGCCGTCCAGGCGGGCCGAGGAGTAGTTGTAAGACGAGGCGTCGAAAGCCGCCTTGTGGTAGGGCAGATTCACGCCCCTCGCGATCTCGCCGAGGATTGTCCGCGTGAACGCTTGGTGCGTGTTCGTCGGCTGCTCGGCCTTGAGCTGCGAGATGTCCCACCCTTCGGGCAGCGTCGTGAGCGTGCCCTTCTCGATCTCAATCGCCGCAAACGGGTCCACCTCGTCCACCTGGGCGGCCGGGGAGTTGGAGTGAACGAACGCCGCGAGGTCGGCGGCGATCTCCGCGGCCCGGATCACGGCCTCCGTGTACCGCCGCATGTTGGCGGTCAGCCGCAGGCACGGAGTCAGCTCGGAGAGCCCGCGATGCTGTCCGGGGCGCGTCGGCCGGAACCAATGCAGCACGTTCTCGGCGGCGATCGTGTCGTATTCGTTGATCCCGATCAGGTAGTTCGAGCCGGGGTGCGACGTGAGAACGTGGTAGGCGATCACGTTGCCGTGCCGGTCCAGCTCGACGCCGTCAACGAGCGAGCCGTCCGGCGAGATCGTCTGTTGGTAGTCGTACGCCGGCGAGGCGACCTGATCGGCCTCGATCAGCCGGAGGTCGAGCTGCACGCCGCGCGGATCGAGCCGGGGATTCGTAAAGAACAGCGCGAACGCTTCGCCGTCGAGGACGCGGGCCTCGGTGGCGGTGCGGAGCTTGTCTGCCAGGCGGACCGACCACGACCAATCGTAGAACGCCCGGCCGATGGCGCGGTCGGCTTCCGGCGATCCGGTGTCGAGCTGCACCCGCGGCCCGGTGCCGATTAGGTCGTTCGACTTCGTCACGCAGATCCCGTGGACGTAGGCGTTGTTCGCCCGCTCGTACCGGGCACGATTGCGGATGATTCGCCGGACTTCGGGCGAGAGGGCGGCATTGGCCGAGAGTGCGTCGGCGTTCGCCCAATGGCGGGAGTCGTCGCTCGTCTGGGCAGCGTCGAACCGCGCCCGAACGGCCGGGCGCACGACTTGGATCGCCTTCTTCGGAGGCGACCACCGGCCGGTGCGGATGAGGTTGGCAAAGCCCATCAGGCAGTCCCCGGTGGCTTGAGGACGTTGAACCGGAGGCCGCGGTGGGTGTTGGACGCGGCCGTGGCGGCACGGGCGGCGAGGTACTTATCCGCCTCGATCATGTCGGCGAGGGACTGCGACTCCACCTCGCCGGCGTCGGTGCGGACGCGCTTCGGCCCCTGGGCCACGGTGTCGATCTTGTTTGCGAGTTCGTCGCTCATGCCTCCACAGTCGCGGAGACGGCAACGAATCGAGAGGGGGTGTGGCTACGCTCTCGGTCGCTTCGTGACGATCACCCGCTTGCCGTCCGGGCCGGCGGGGATCGCGATCTTCTTCCGCTTCCGGAATCCGCCTTCGCTGGCGGCCGGCTCCAGGCCAGTGATCGATGCCGCGACGGCGCACCCGACGAGACAATCCCACCAATGGTTTTCACGGGCGACTTCTTTCCACTCGTCCACGGTCCGGCCGCGGGCCTCGACGCGGACCGGGAACTCGGCCACGAGGTGCTCGATCAGCATCTCGTGATGCCCGGCGTGGAGCATGATCGCCTCCGGATCGCCGAGCCCGAGCCGCAGACGAGCCGACACGAACGTCTTCCAGAAGTTCGTGTCGTAGGTCGCTTCGATCTGCGTCCCCTCGGCGGTCTTGCCGACAAGCCAATTCAGCCCGGCCCGGTCGCCGCGATTCTTTCGCGGCCCCATCGGCGTACCGGACGCCCCGACGCCCTTGCCGCGGCTCGGCAGGATCGACGCCGCGAACGGAGACGACCGAGCGAAGTTGCGCACCACCGCCGTCGACTGTCCCCAGTTGGCATCCACCATGAGCTGCGAGATCCGCATCGGCACGCCGTCCTCCCGCTGCCAATCACGGGCGAGCAGGAGCCGCGCCGTCTCGTCGAGCCCGGCCCGTAACGCCGCCTCGAACCCGGCACCGGGTGTGGCGAGAGCGAGCGTCTTCCGAGCCGACGCCGCCTCGAAGTACGACGAGCCTTGGTCCGGGTGTGCCCCGTATGCGACGACGTGCCCGCCGAATGACTCCGACCACGACGCGACGAGCCAGTAGAGGAGCCGGTCCTGCACGTCCACGAACGCGGTGAGCTTCGTGTGCCCGGCCGGCACGATGCCGCGGGCGATGTTCGTCGCTCGCAGCACGAGCTGCCGCTTGTCGAGCTTGTCGGTCGTGATGTCATCGGCGAGCGGGCTGTTCTGAAACTCGGCGTTGAACGCCGCCTCGCCGCGGTCGATCCGCAGATTCCAGGCATGCTGGATCGCCGAGAGATCGCCGATAGCCTTGCGTTCGGTCCACGCAACTCGCCCGCCCTTGTCCATCTCGGCCTGCCGCTGCCGGTAGAACTCGTCGGCCGCGCCGGTGCCGGTGCCGTCCCGTTGTCCCTCTCGCCGAAGCTCGGCGTACTGGCTCCAATCGTCCTCGGCGTCCGGCCACTCGTAGACCAACTTCGTCCGTTCGCCTTGCCACGACGGATGCCGCTGCCGGTCAAGGAGCCGGTCGGCCAGGTCGTCGGTGCGGATGACGGTAACCGTGCAGAGCCCGGCGATCCGCTTGCCGGGGCCGGCGAGGCCGAGGATGTCGCCGGCGATGATCCGCTCGCGGGATGTGACCTGCGACGGACTGTTCGCCGATTCGGCGGTCTGCGGATCGTCGATGAGCACGAGCGACGGACGGGCCTTCTTTCCGTCGCTGGCTCGCTTGATCGACATGCCGCGAATCTTGCCGGTGATGCCGGCGACCTTGATCGCACCGGACGACGCCGGCGAGCCGGGAATCGCCGGCAGTTGGATCTCTTCGGCCTTCCACTCGATGTTCGTCGGCTTGCCCTTGTAGAGCTGCCCGCGGGCTCGGTTGTTGATCCGCTCAAGCGACACGATCGGGAAGGCTACTTCGGGGAAGTCTTCGAGGATCAGCTCGTTGCTCTCGCACTCGACCTTGATCGAGCCGAGCATCCCCTTCGCGTGTTCCTCGTCGGCACCGACGATCGCCACGAATGAGCTGTGGCCGTAGAACAGCGCCCACATCGCGGCGGCTTCGACAAGGGACGTTTTTCCCGAACCGCGAGGCATGGCGAACGCGAACAGTTCGCCCCGCAGCACCGCGCCCTCAATCTTGCCGATGGCGGTGAGGTGGTCCGGCGACCAGGCGAGGACGAACGTCGCCGGGAGGTAGGTCTCGCAGAAGAGCCGGAACGAATCGCGGGCCGCGGCCTTGCGGGCCGGATCGACGACGGCCGGCAGCTCGCCGATGTCACGACCGGACTCGGACAGCTCCGCCTGGCGAGCCGCCGTGCGTTCCTTGTGGGACTCGTAGGAGCCGGATCGCTTGCCAGCCTTGCCTCGCAGTTCACGCAGAGCCTTGAGCTGCTGCCGCAGCTTCTTCTCGGCTTCGGCGGCTTTTTGCAGGCGATCGTCGGCCATGCGTTACTTCGACTTCGTCTTCTTCGCCGGTTTGTCGAGTTCAGCCTTTTTGCCGGTCAAAGTCTCCCACCGCTTCACGATCACATCGCAATACTGCGGGCTGATCTCCATGCCGTAGCACTTGCGGCCGAGTTGCTCGGCGGCGATGAGCGTGGTGCCGGAACCGAGAAACGGGTCGTACACAAGAGTTCCGGTGTGCGTTGTTTTGTCGATTGCCTCTGCCGCAAGAGCGACTGGCTTCTGCGTTGGGTGCATGTACGTCGAAGCCGCGTCCTTTCCGAACGACCAGACGCTCCCGATACGCTTTCCACAGATTTCTGCACCACGATTGAAAACCATCGCCATTTCGTGATCAGTGGCAAACGTGCCTTTCAGGTCACCGATTCCGCCTCCGCCCTTTGACCACACGACGAGGTTGGTCATCTTCCCGAACTCACGAACGACCGGAAGCCACTGCTCAAGAACTTTCCAAGTCGTCCACACAAACACCCAGCCGCTACTGGCGTTTATCGCTGGAGTTATCCACCCAGAAAGTATCTTGTCGTCGTTTTCCAATTCATCGAACTGCTTTGACTTGGTGCGCATATTTGACTGAAAGCTCATTCCGTACGGCGGATCGGTGTGGATCATGTCCGCCTTCGCCCCGGCCATCAGCCGCTCCACATCCTCCGCCTTCGTCGAGTCCCCACAGAGCAACCGATGATCCCCCAGCGTCCACAGGTCGCCGGGCTTGGTGATCGGATCGACCGGCGGCTCGGGCACTTCGTCTTCGACGACTTCCACGTCGCTGTCTTTGTACAACCCTGCCTCTTCGGCGAGATCAGCGAGCATCTGCTGCAGCTCCGGCGATCCGGTGTCCACGTCCCGAAGAATCGCGTCGAGCTTCGCGGCGTCCGATTCCGCCATCGCTGCCAGCGGGTCGAGCGTGGCGAGCACCTTGTCGCCTTCGGCCTCGTTCACATCGAGGACGAGAACCGGCAGGATCTGGTCGCCCATCGTCTCGACGCGGAGGTGTCCGTCAAGCAGCATGAGCGAGCCGTCTTCCAGCTCGCGGGCGAGGACGGCGTCGGCGATGCCGACTTCTGCCAGGACGCCACGCAGAGCATCCGCCTGGGCCTGCGGGTGCGTCCGCCAGTTCTTCGGATTCGGCCGCAGTTCGGACGCCGGGACGCGGCGAAGCTCACGGATTCGGTCGCGGATTTTCACGGCGGAAACCTCCGGTCGATTTGCGAAAGAAACTTTGTGGTAATTCTTGGC